GTCCTATACATATAGTTTATCTGGAATGTATCTGGGATATCCATTGACCTAAACTGTTGAGTAGAAGTGACCGAGTCTCTCTGTAACTTCTTGCCAAATATCGCCGAGTCCTCATTGCCCGAAAAATTAGGGGTCATGTGCTTCTTAAAAGTATCAATTATTTCCTTGATAGTTTCAGATTCCTGTCTGCTTTTTGGAATAAAGACAAAAGCATATGTAAAGGTTCTTCGTGCCACGCCTTCGAACATGAGTTCCATATGGGGAGTTTTAACTCTACCCGCGCTGAGAGAAATCAATGCCCGTGCGCCGGGAGCAATACTGTCAATCCCCTTGATTGCCGTTTCTCGCGCACCCGCCAATGCTGAACTACCTGATTTTTTCACACTATTTAATGCTGCCACTCCAAAATTTTTCATCACCGTCGCCGCGCCGTCGAACGACCCGGTTAATTGTGCTAAAGAATTTTGGTCAATAAATTTACTAACATCACCAATTAACGCTCCCCCAGCAGCAGCAAGATAACCTATCTCTTGCTCACCATATTTGTTTGCATATGCGACCTGTACCATAGGTGGCATGTAGAGAGAAATAGTTGACGCAACTCGACTACTCGCCATTTTCTTTGCCGTAAGAGACTTTCCCGGTTTCCGTGCGGCACTCAGTAATTTTGCCTTTGTTTCTCCACTTAAACCAGAAATATCTCCTTGGGGCACATCATCATCTATTCCCACTGCTGGTTTGGTTAATTTACCGGGGTCATTCGTCCTTGCGCTAAACATGATATAGTGTCCCTGCATTTCGTCTTCGGCAACATCTGATGGATACATCAACATTTTTGTGCTGAATTTTGATTGGGTTGGTCCCGTGCCAGTTTTCCCACGAACTTTAGGTCGGTTGGAACCAAATATACCACCTACTATACCACCCACAAAACCACTAGCAATTTTTCCTGCCTGTGCTGATGCTATGTTTACGAAAGCGTCTTTAAGTGCCATGTCTAAATATCCTTATGTTCAAACTATTTATAAGCCATGTCCTATAAAGGTCGTTACATACCAAAGAAACCCTCTAAATATAGAGGTGATGCTAAGAACATAATCTATCGTTCATTATGGGAACGAAAGTTTATGGTCTATTGCGATACAAGTCCCTCTATAATTGAATGGGGTAGTGAAGAGGTTATTATACCTTATTTATCCCCCCTAGATGGTCGTATTCATCGTTACTTTCCAGATTTCTACATTAAAGTTAGACAGGCAGATGGGTCTATGAAGAGGATGATTATTGAAGTTAAACCCAAGGTTCAATGCTCACCACCCAAGACCCCCAAACGTAAGACCCGTAGATTTATCAGTGAGGTGCGAACATGGGGTGTAAATGAGGCAAAATGGAAACACGCTGTCGAATGGTGTAAAGATAATGGTATGATATTCAAGATTATGACTGAAGATGATTTGGGTATAACGTATAAATAGGTATATGGCAGTTAGCAAATACATACAAGCAGTCAAGGATGAGTCAAAGGGAAGACCTCGTTCTACTGCTTGGTATAGAGAAAAAATTAAAGAGTTTGGTCAACCCGGCGCGATGGATTTAATACGCGATGGCAAAAGAGGAGCAACACCTTATTTTGGTAAGATGAACATGTTCTTCTATGACCCCAAGCACAAGAAGAAGTTACCATATTACGATACATTCCCTTTGGTTCTACCGATAGAGCGTTACAACGATGGGTTTCTGGGTATTAACTTTCACTACTTACCTATCCCTCTACGAATTAATCTGCTAGACCGTCTAGTAGATTTTACACAGAATACAAAGTTTGATGAATCGACAGTGATGAAGGTAGACTATAGCAAATTGAAGAATATACCAATAATCAAACCAGCACTGAAACGCTATTTGGCAGGGCACACCAAATCACAGTTTCGCAGGATTGATGCTGATGAGTGGACGATTGCCGTTCTATTACCTGTGCAAAGATTTAAGAAAGCATCTGCGTCTGAGGTGTGGAAAGATTCAAGGAGTATGATCTGATGTCATTTTTAGAAAGCACAGTAATAGGTGCATTAAACAATTTCGTATCAATGTTCAACAGTGATGATGGATATGCTTTACCTAGTAGATATGAGGTTCATTTTTTCCATCCAGCATCAACTCTCGCAAATCCAGCAAATTTACAGGGTGGAGTAAGCACTACATCCAAGGGCGCAGAAAAATTAATATTGCGGTGCGAAAGCATTTCTATGCCGGGTATAACCGTCCAGACTTCTACAGACGTAAACATTAACGGTCCAACGCGAGATGTTGTTGATGGCGTTCAATACGCTGAAGAAGTAAACATGACATTCCAAGCAAGTTCTGATCTCGCTGAAAGAACATTCTTTGAGGGTTGGCAAAAAATGGCATTCAATGAAAAGACTTGGAATATAGGTTACTATAATGAATACATTGGTTCTGTTGAGATTTTTATTATTGACCAACAGAACAACAAAAGGTACGGTATAAAATTATGGGAAGCATTTCCCAAAAATATCAATGCAATTGAGTTAAGTTATGCTCCAGCATCAGAGGTTATGAAAATCCAAGTTGGTTTAGCATTTCGTTACTGGACTATATTAGATGATAGGGGCGGCGGTAAAGGATTGTTTGATAAAATACTAGGCGGTATTGGTGATTCAATTACCACTAATATAACAAAAAATATACCAGCAGTTTTGCGAAAATTATAATGATAAAGGAGAAATTATATCATGGCAATGCCACAATTAATTATACAAGAATTTGAGTTGACAGTACCATCAGCGCAGGAGACAATTAAATTCAGACCATTTTTGGTTAAAGAAGAAAAGATACTCTACTTGGGTCTAGAGGAAGGAACTGAAAAGAGCATTAATAATGCCGTTATGCAGATTGTGAACAACTGCACATTTGGTAAAGTTGGTACTCCAGAAACACCAATATTTGATTTAGAATATTGTTTCCTCAAAATTCGTTCTAAGTCCGTAGGTGAGAATATTGAACTTGACCTTCTATGTACTGATGATAATGAGACAAGAGTTGATTATAAATTAAACCTAGATGATGTAGAAGTTCAATTATCTGTAGGACATGAGACTGAATTTGAAATCGCAGATAATTTTATTCTACACATGAGATATCCAGTGGTATCGGATACACTAGTTGAAGACGAGGATATGGCAGAAACAGATAGAATATTTTCGATGATTGGAAATTGTATTTCTGGTATCACACAAGGTGATGATTTTCATAATCGTATTGATATGTCAGACGATGAGGTTGCAAATTTTGTCGATACCTTGAATACAGAACAAGTTGAAAAGATTCAGAAATTTTTCGAAACCATGCCCAAAATGAGGCACGTTGTAGAGGTTACAAATCCTGTAACCAAGAAGAAATGTGAGATTTTATTGGAGGGTCTGGGAGATTTTTTTATCTAAGCATGGGGTATAGTTCATTAAAACTTTACTATGAAACATGCTTTACTATGGTTCAAAATAACGGGTGGTCACTAAAAGACTTCGAAGATTTAGTTCCGTGGGAGCGTGAAATTTATATGGGTATGCTATCGAATCAGATGGAAGAAGAAATTGAAAGGTTAAAAGAACAATCAAAAAAATAGGGGAAAGTTATGGCAGAGGAAGAAATCAAAGCATCAGGTCATCACCCAGCAGATACGAATGGTGATGGTAAGGTATCCAAAGAAGAAGAGCAAATGTTCTTGGAGTTCAAACGTAAAGAACTAGAAGACGCAGATGCAATGCGTGACGCCCAACGTAACATGGCATGGTTCGCACTAACAGGAATGTTATTGTACCCCGCATGTGTTGTTATATCAGTTGTGTGCGGTATAGATACAGCAGCAAAGATTCTAGGTGATATGGCAGGGGTATACTTCATTGCCGTTGCTGGTATTGTTGCAGCATTCTTTGGCGCACAAGCAATGTCTAAAAAAGCACCACCGAAGAAATAAGGAATACCTCTTATGGCAACCCAAAAAGAAAAAAACCAACCTATTTCGAAGGACGCCGCTACAGGACAGGTTCGTTCTGGTTCTGCGTCTAAATCAGATGCAGATCAAGAGAAGCGGGACCAAGTTCAAAAAGATTTAAGTGTGGCAACGGTAGCACTTTCAAAGTTAACATCGGTTCAAATCTCAAATTCGAAAAAAGATAATACAATTCGTGGGGCATTGAAAGAAGACCTTTCGGGTCTTAAAGAATTCAAGAAATTTCTTAGAATACCCGGAATGAAAACAGCAGGTGCAATTACAAGGGCAATAAATCCGCTTTCAAAACAACGTCGAGACGCGAAAACTATCAAAAAGGGTGAAAAGGCATTTATGGAGTCGATGGGTATAACGCCCAAAATGCTTAAAGAGAGGCAAAAATTAGTAAAAACGGAAAAAGCACGATCAATAGCACTACAGAATGAATCGAAACTCATGCAAGAGAAATTGGGTTTAGATGAATCCGAAATAGATTTATTGCGAAAACAGAGAGATGTAGCAGACGCGCAAAAAGGCGATGCTAATGTGAAAGATGATGGATTACTTAAACGCGATGTGAAAACTGGTAAATTTGTAAAGAATCAGGATAAAAAATTGTCGGATATGTCATCGGCAATGATGGGTGGTAAGGGTCTTGGTAAGGGTGGCAAAGATGAGGGCGCGGAAGCAACTGAAGAGAAGCGTGAAGCAATCGCAGAGACGGAACAGCGCAATGATATCCTAGAACAGATTGAAGAGAATACACGAGATTTAGGAAAAGAAAAGAAAGTAGATAAGAAATCTGGGTTACTTGCCCTTTTGGGGAAATTAATAAGTGGTATCGGTTCTGCGGTAACAGCAGCATTGGGTGGTCTTGGTGGTATTATTGGCACTGCTGTTACAGC